CGACGGTTGCGCCGCCGTGCTCGAGCGCCCGCGGCGCAACGCTCTTCTTGAAGCCCACCGGGCCGACCACCACGCTGTCGGACCTGCGGTCGTAGCCGAAGAGGATCAGCCGCCGCAGCGAGCCCTCGTGCGAGTGCGGCGGCTTGCCGGGCGGGGCCGAGCCCTTGCGCTTGCGAATGCTGGTCCGGGCGGCGGTGCGGATGAACGCGCCGCCCTTGCTCAGCACCCTCCGCTTGGCGACGTCCACGGATCGCTTCACCGCGGGCCGGTCGAAGAACACGTCCTTGATCCGCATGGTGATCACGCGGGTGTACCTCCGCTGGGCACCACGCGGCCTTCCTTCAGCCCCTTGTTGAACGACGCCTCCTTCTCCTTGCGGAGTCGCCCCGCGCCGATGAACAGCCCCGCCCGACCGGTCAGCGCCGGCAGAGCCGGACCCGCGATGGGCACGCCCGCGAGCGTGGGGCCGAAGTCGTCGAGGGCCGAGAGGGTGATCTGCCCCAGGAGACCGCGGATCTCGCCGCCGCGTTCGATCGACGCCTTCCACTGGGCCCCGACCCGCTGGGTGTCCTCGAACCACGCCCGGTACTCGGCCTCCGCCTCGTTGAGCGTGGTGGTGCGCGGCAGGCCGCGGGTCTGCTGGATGCCACTCGGCGTCTTGACCTTGACGACGTCGCCCAGGTCAAAGCCGGCGCACGCGCCGAGCCCGAGCGAAAGCATCACCACGCCGAAGCCGAAGGCCAGATGCTTGGGATCAATCTTCACGCGTGCCTCCTTGCTGCTTCTGGTTCCTGATGAACACGTCCTTGAGCACCGACACGGGGGCCGGGATGACCTGCGTTCGCTTGTCAGCGGCCCGGGCGAACGGGTCGAAGTCGCCGGGCCGGAACGGGCGGGTCTTCTTGGGGTTGCGCTGGGTGTTGGCCACCAGCGCCATGACCGAGCTCGTCCGGCTCCACTCGTCGCGCTGCCGGGCCTCTGCCATCGCGACCAGCTCACGCAGCGTCAGGGGGGCTGGATCGATGCCGAGGATGCCGGCGCACTGCCAGACGAGCCGCCAGCCGCCGCCTCGACCTTCGGAGGCACCGCTTCGAGCACCGCCCGCTCCAGCGCCCCGCCGTCGATCAGTTCGTCGATCCGGCGTTCCACCACGTCCCGGGCCTTGTCCATCACCTCGCGTGTGGCCATGAGCACCCGCCCGAGGTTGGCCCGGTCCCTCGGGCTCGGGCAGAAATCCACCAGTTCCTCCAAGAGCGCCGCCGTCGCGTGCTCGATCGCGTCCCCGGCCATCGATGCGCCGAACGCCTCGTCGCTGACCTGACGCTCATCCGCCTGCGGCTTGCACGCGGCGTAGATCACGTCGCACAGGAGTACGGGATCGCGCACGAGCCTCTCGATGAGCCCGTTTGACCCTTCGAGCACCTCCATGAGGTCGACGCCCGCGAGCCCACGCACGCGCTTGATCGCCGCGACGGTGATCTCGACGGTCCACTCGCGGCCTTGGTTATCCTTGAACGTGCGCATCGATGCCTCCGATCTGTTATCCGCCGATCCAGCTCGGGGCCGTGTCCGAGTAGGTCACCTTGGCCGTCACCGAGACGGTGATGGCTTCCTCGAGCGCCTCGTTGCGGCTGAAGTTCGTGATCGAGAAGTCCGCCTGCAGCCCCTGGCCGTCGGCCTCGTCGAGGATCTGCAGCCCGATCAGGTCGTTGTTGAAGAACGCGTTCTTGATGGCGGTGAACCCCGCGTCGGCGGTGTCCCAGACCATCTCCCACTCGACGCTCGCCTCCTTGAGCGTGGCGACCGTCGCGCGCCAGCCCGCGTTGGCGCGGGTGGTCACGTCGGCCTCGCCCGCTTCCAAGCTGAGGGTCACGTCCCGGACGTTGTCCATCGCCGTCCACGAGCCGGCCCCGCCCTGGCCGCCGACCAGGTAGAGCAGCTTGGCCTCCATGCCGAGCTTGATTGCCATCGGTTACCTCCTCACCCGGTAGGTGACGCTCAGAACACTGGTGAATACGCGGTGCTGCTCGAGGCTCTCGCTGGAGACGACCGGCTCGTGCGCAAGGCCCGCCCACGCCGCCTCGGGGAAATCCGCCAGCCGTGTGTGACGCAGCCGGTCGCCAATGGCCTCGGTGAGTTCGAGCAGCTCGTCGATCGCGGCCTGATTGTCTTCTGCGGGCAGCTTCTTCTGCACGCCCACATCGAGCACATGCTCGTAGGTACTGCTCTCGCGGCTCGCCGCAGAGACGGTGGTCGTCCTCGGCACGACTGACACCCGCAACTCGCCGAGATCCTCGAGCGTGAACGCGGGCTGGTATGTGCGGACGGCCGACACCGGCTGGGCGTAGGTGCCCGCGTTGATGTGCTCGGCCACCGCGTCGGCGAGGATGCTGATCGTGCTCATGGCCCCTGCGCACCTCCCATGAAGCGGCCTTCGAGGTAGGACACACGGCGCTCGAGCGCCTGGTACTCGGCCCGCAGCGACCTGGCCTCGACGATGAGCTCGTCCAGCCGGCGCTCCACGTGGTCCAGCTTGGTGGTCACAACACCCCACTGGACGGTGACGGCGAGCGCCGCCATGCCCACGGTCAGCGCGAGGGCCGCCCATCGGTGCCAGGCGTTGGGCTGCTGGATGTGGCGGGCGGGGTGCCCATTGGTGGGAACACTGGTCACGGCAGGTCCTCGGTGGCGATGTGCTTGGTGTGGATGCGAAGCGCCTTGCGATACGGGTCGCTGTACCGCCACGGCGGCTGACCTCCGGGCGCGTTGACCTCGTAGACGAACACGGATGAACCGACGGTCTCCCGGACGCGGTCGCCGGCCTTGGGGAGCGTGGGTCCTTCGCCCAGATCCAGATCAGCCGTGCGGACCAGGAAGTCGCGTGACTCGATCCGGTGGATGAGCCCGGCCTCGTCGGCCTGCTCGAACTCCGTGCGGCCGATGGTGGCGCTCACCTCGACCTGCGCAGCGCCCCGCTGGTACACCACCGGCCGCGCCATGTGCGCGTGTTGTTGGCTATTCAGGAACGATGCGCCTTGTTCGAGCAGGTCCGCCACGGTGCAGCCTCCGATCGATGCGGCCGGTTACTGCGACAGCCGGATGCGGACGGTCGCGTCGGCTTCCGCCGCGGCCCGCACCGCCTTGCCGATGAGCTTGTTGCCCGTCGCGGTCTTGGTCGCCACGTCATTGGTGTTGTCCCAGTAGGCGAGCTGCCCGGCGGTGAAGCCCGTGCCCGCGGTGGTCGCCTTGGGGAAGTCGAAGACCCCCTCGACCGCCAGCGCTCCGAGCTGGCCCGCCTTGAGATCCACCCGGGTGACCCCGACCAGATCGCCCTGCACGACGACCGTGCCCGCGGGGGTGTCCGCCCCCGGCGTGTAATCGATCGCCGCGCCCTGCTGTACGAATGTGGTTGCCATCGCTGTGCCTCCGTTGCCGTTGCCTGTGTCACCGGGGTCGACCGGTTCGAACCCGCCGCCGCCGAACTGGGTCATGCCTCACCCTTGCTCTTCACGCCGCCGCGCGGGTCCTGCAGCGCGACGCCGAAGTCGTGGTATCCGCGCATCTGGATCCCCAGCCGGTTGAAGCTCTGCTCGGCGGTCTCGATGGTCGGGGCCTCTTGGCCGTTGAGGAACGCCACCTCGATCACCGGCAGATCCGCCGGCGAGGCGAGCATGTACCAGGCCTTGCTCGAGTGGCCCGGGTAGGCCGCGTTGCCCAGGTAGCGGCTGACCTCGACGCGGAACTTGCCCTGGTGCGGGTTGGTCACCGGGTACTTGGCGCTCGAGGTGTTGTCGCGCAGTTCCATGCTCTTGAAGAGCTGGCTGCCCAGCGCCGACAGCGCTGTGGGCACCAGCAGCACCTGCGGCATCACCCCGAGCGGCTTGCCGTCAGAATCCACCTGGTCCATGAAGGCGACCTCGGCCTTGGTCAGCCCGTCGATCGACAGGGCGGTGTCCGCGCCGGCGAGGTAGTTGTTGTTGCCCGCCGTGTAGAAGCCCGAGTTCGCCAGGAAGGTCTTCCAGAAGATGTCGTTGATCGTCTTGCCCGAACCCGCGCCGAGCTTGCGGGGCACGCTGGTGATTGCACCCAGATCGTCGTTGATGATGTCGGTGCGATCGATCGAGAGCATCAGGCCGTACGTTTCGGCCCGGTTGGTGTAGGTCTCCTCGCCCAGCGTGCCGTGCTTGATCTCGCCGCCGGGCGCGATGCGCTCGTACTGGTCGTTGCCCGTCAGGCGGTAGCTGGTGACGGCCTTGAAGTCGGTCACGCTGCGCACCGCGGTGATGTTCCGCCAGGTGCGCTCGACGCTGAAGAAGCCTTCGAGCAGGAACTTGTTGGCGACGTTCGAGAGGATGCCGCCGATGCTGATCGTGCTGTTGGATGCCTCGATGCCGCGTCCGAAGGCCGCGTCCATCACGCCGTGCCAGTCGCGGAAGGTCCGGCCCGTGTAGCCGTTGGCCCAAGCGGCGTGCAGCAGCAGTTCTTGGAGCCCGATCGACTGCCCGAAGGCCCGCGTCGCGGCTTCCAGATCCTGCTCGGCGCAGTGACGCTCCGGGGTGGTCAGGCGGCCCGAGAGAACGCACGCGGCTTCGAGCACCCGCTGGTTCACCGCCGGCGCGGCGGGGGCGTGGATGGCAGGGGCCTTGGGTCGGCTGGCCCGCAGGACCTCCAGTTCGGTCTTGGTCGCGTCCCAGCCTTCGCGGATCGAGCGGGCCTCGATCTCGGGGTGCTGCCCAGCGCACAGCCGTCGCACCGAGGCGATCCGCTCGCTCTCGGCGGCGATCTGCTGCCGCATGGCCTGCACCGGGTCGGTGATCGCGGGCTGGTTCGCTTCGGGCGCAGGGGTGCCCGCGCCCTGGACGGGATCGGATGCATCGTCCCCCGCGGCAGCGCCCGCGGCGATGGTCGCCGAGGTCGAGCCGTCGGCCCCGAGGTCGACGAAGCTGATCTCGCCGAGCGTGGACTTGCGCACGATGTTCAAGGGGCCGGCGACCTCGCGTCCGTTGACGGTCGCGGTCTGGTTCTCGCGGAGGAACTCGAACGCCTCGACGCTCGCGCCCACCGACGCCTGCCAGGGGAAGCCGTTGCGCGCTGAGACCACGACCTCGCGGGCCGCGGGCGTGTCGCGGGAGATCATCCCCGTGGCCACCAGCCGACCGTCTTCGACCATCACCTGGTCGGTGTGCCCGACGCCCGCCGTCGCGTCGTGCCCGAACCGGATCGGTCGCGACGGCGAGGGGATCGCCAG